CTTGCGTTTTCCACATTCGCAAACGCATCGGCTAGGACTAACATGCGCTGATCGAGCGGCATCTTAATCAGTTTATTCGCATCAAGCCCCAATTCAGCGATCGCGGCTCGCGCTTCACCAGTGCCTTTCGCAACTTCGGCAGTACGACGCACGAAACGCTGAAGCGCCATATTGAGTGTTCGCGTTTCGACCCCGGCGATTTTGCCGGCGAACTGCAACTTGCTCAGTGCTTCAGTTGTGGTCCCGATCCGGTCGGCAGTCTTCGCCAGACGATCCGTTGCTTCCAAAGATTGCTTGATCGCAAAGCCGACACCGGCTGCACCGAATGCACCGACCATCGCAGTCTTGAAAGAAAAGATCGCGCGACGAACACCGCGCAGTGACATGTTTAGAGACTTAAAAGCCGTCTTGGTTTTGTCGACGGCGCTCAGTCTAATTTTGTGATCGGTCGTTGCCATTCTTCATCTCGTAATATGCGAACCAACGATTGAACTCTGTCATCGACATCTGTTCAACCTCTCTGAGCGAACAACCCCGGAGATCAGCTAGGCAATAGGATTGCCAAAGCAGACCTCCGTTCTTTAGTTTTTTTCAGCGTCCTCTGGACCTTCAATTTCATTGAAGATCGCATTGAAAAGCTCAGAGATGTCGTTCAGCTGCATCCGCATCAACTTCGGCTTGTGCTCAAGCGTGAAGATCGGATCGCCTTTTTCATCTTCAACCTTGCGAATGATCACTTCGACCATTCCGCCAAGGTCTTTTCCAGACAATACGTCCGGGTGCTTTTTCAGTACATGCTGAAGGTCGGCGACTGTGATGGCCGAAGCGTATACAGTCTGACCGCGCCACTCAATCGGACGGCGGTTGTTTTCCCACGTTAAAAGATCATCAGCCAATGACATAAATTAAGACACCGTTCCATAGGCCAGAGCGCCGTTGCCCTGAACGCTGAATGATGCAGTCACCATTTCACCGACTGAGTTAGTCACAGTCTTTCCAGTGATGATGCCTGAGCCAGTGATTTCAACGTCACCAGAACCTTCACCCTGTGGATAGATGCTGAATGAGATTTCAGCGCCTGGGTCCAGGGTTTCCTGGCCGTTTGTGTCGGCTGGATCATAGAACGCTTCGATGGTCGCAGTGAACGACTTGAGCGTCGCCTTGTACGTGCGATCAGTATCGCCAATCACTGTGTCTTCAGTGGTGTCTGATGTCTGCTCAAATGAGAATGATGTCACTTCCGCGATCGCATTTGCGCCGCTTTTGATGACACCATCTGCTGAAGTTTGAACCGCCATAATAAAGCCTCCTTAAATGGCTGAGTCGGGCGTGCCCGTTACTGTTCGATAGTTTACTTGAAAAGTCATGCGAATAGTACCAACCGGCGATTCGCCGTCGCCAGAGTATTCTGTTTCAGTGCTGGAAAGAATCATGTTCTGCGAAAGTCCGCCGCACGTCGGATCATCAAGTAAAGCCTCTTCGACTTCCCTAGCTATCTGATCGAGCGTGTCATCAAAGTTCGTGATCGCTTTGACGTATCCCTCAACCATCACGTCAACGACGCGATTCTGGACGCGCTGCTTACTGAACGCGACCTCATCAGAATCTTCACTTGTGGTGTACACCAATACCGCCGGCAAGTTCTCTGATTGCAACGGATAGACCCGGCTGGCAAAAACGTTTGAGCCGGTCGTTGTCAAACCGTTCAGAGCAACCGCAAAGAAATCGCGAATCTGTTTGCGAACGTGACTCATTGCTGCTCCAGAAATAGCTGACGCATGCCGAGACCATCGCCCAGGACATGCGTGACTTCATACGAAACGCTGTTGATTACAATCGAGTCGCCGGCTTTCGCGTTTGGTGTGTCTGACTCTCGAACCATTACCCGCGGACGCCCAACGACAAACTCGACCTCGCCACCCAAATCTTCAAGTTGGGTCTCATTGTCAAAGATGCCCTCAATGACTGAAGCCGACCCTCCGGTCGGAGTGTATGTCACTTCCTCACCAAAGACGTCGGCATCAAGAAATATCGCGCGATCCGCTGCGGTTTCAATCCCCATCGCTCAGAGTCTTCTTTTTACGAGTGGTTGTTTTGCGCCGGGTCATTGGCTTTGGCGCTTCTGAAGTTTCAAGTCCAACCGATCTGTTTACCGGCTCAACTTTTTCGGGTGCAGGAACTGCTCGGCCCTGCCCCATCAATTCTTTTGCGAAGCGATCTGGCACTTCGACTTCATCGCCGACTCTGGCTTTCTTGCCGTCGATCATCATGTTCTTTTGAATCAAAACTTTCATCTTTGGCTCCTCAGTGGATGACCGCCCCGAAGGGCGGTCTCCAAACGACTTAGACGTCAGCATTATGCGATGTCAGCGTCGCCAAGGCAGAAGCTCACTGCGTGGCGGACAGCAACGTCAGCCAATACTGATGCAGTGATCACTACGTTACCAGCGCGAGACTTGGTGAAAGGATCAACGATGATCTCTACACCAGACCCGAATGTTCCAACCAACAGGTCAACGAAGTTACCGAAGTATACGTCGCCAGCTGCTACCTGGTTAGAAACGATCACTGGGTATCCGTTGATTGTGCCGCCAGGCTCAACAACGAATTGCGCAGTGTTTGTCGCCTTCTCAGTGGTCTTCAAGGCGCCATACTGAGCAGCGTTCATGATGTAGGCCAGCTGACCCATCAGAGCGTTGTCAGTTGCAACCGCAGTTTCCATCGCAACGATCTCGGCGAACGTTGGGTTGGTTGATGCGAAGTCTTGCTGATTGATGCCGCCAGTTGAGCGGATACCTGTTGGCGCGCCTGAGCTTCCGTCACCCTGAAGTGCCGCGTTATCAAGACCAGTCGCGATTGCGCGAGTAAGGTCGTTACGGATCAGGTTTTCAACGTCGAGTGAAGACTGAGTGAGTAGAATCTTGGTTGCTTCAGTGGAAACCGCCAAGTGCTTCGCAGTCATAGTCACTGCGTCTACTGTCATTTCATCTTCAGATGCGTTACTGCCTTCACTGGCGATGAAAGATGCAGCTGCTACGCCAGACTGACGTGGAATCTTCACGTCGCCGACCAAGCCGTTCAACATAGTTGCGCCAGCTTGCATGACAGATGAAGCATTCCGCAGTGCTTCGATGAAGTCACCAGCGCGGAAGTCCTGACCGATCAATCCTGTATCGTCTGAAGAGTTAAGGTCACGCTTCATGACTTCGAATGGTACGACGAAGCCTTCACCGCGTGATGCAGCGTTTGATACTTCGAACTCGAAACCAGCGGCTTCCTGAGCACGGCGATCGTGCGGGTTGGCCAGTGCGTTCAATGCGCGCACCAGTGAGAAATTGCGAACTTCCTTCGCAGTCATTCCGATTTCGTTAGACATCTCTGTCTCCTTAATTGGCTCATATTTGAATGTAGAACGTACTGAAGATTTGAACTCATCTGCTGACTTGCCTTCAGCGATTGCGTCTTCGGCCTTAGCCTCTGCGCGATACGCCTTGCCTAGTGCACGAATGCGCTCATCTTCTTTTGCGCGAGCAGTCTCGGCTTCCGCAATTTCGTCAACAACCTCTTCTGAATCAACGGCCTCTGTCTCTTCGACTTCAGATGCCACCTCTTCAGATTCGATTGCTTGCTCAATCACTTCCTCTTCAACCTGCTCCGAACGGATTTCATCAGACATTGCTGAATCCTCTTTTGCAGTTTGTGAATCCGTTGAACGACCAACGTGTGCATTAACGTCTGCAGGCACGCTAACCACGCTTGCTTCCAACGGTTGCCAAGATGTCACGCGGTACAGATTCCCATCCTCGCCACGCTCATCTTTCTTCATCTGATTGACTCGATAACCAACCGAAATATTCGACCGGATACCGTCAACCACATCGCGGAATACTTCATCAGCCAGTGCACCTCTCCCGAAGCGAACCACCGCCAGCATCCGACTGCCGCGCTGATCAATTTCCACCGATTCAATTTTGCCGATCTGCTGGCTCATATCATGATCCAATAGCAACGGCGCACGACCAGAGTTAAAGAAATCCATCTGGATTGATCTTTCACTGTGGTCCAAAACTTCCATACCGAATCCGCGCTCAACCGGCGTCTCAGTTGAAACAACGATACGAACCCTACGGTTCTCTTCATCAATGACATCCGCACCCATATCGGCTGCGCGATGCGATAGGTCAGAAGGCAGCAAACGCTCTTCTGAGACCTCTTCGGCGTCATCCTGAACTTCCTCTGGCATGACGTTCATGCCTTCGTACATCTCAGACTTTCCGTATTTGATGATGATCGAATCTTCATCTTCGGTAATCTCAATGATGTGCCGCTTGTCCATACGCTCGCCGGTTGCTTCCTCGAACTTGATCGGGTCCATTTCGTTCTCCGCTAACCAATCTAATGCTTGCCCCATTGTAAACAGTTCGGAGTCAAAGCGCACACTCTGCAATTCTGAGATGCGCTCATCGTTCTCCGTGTAAACGCCAAAGATGAAGTCAATACCTTCATCGCCGGCGTTGTTTTCCCTGCGGAACTCATCGTACTTCGCCGGGTCTTGTATCCGCGCCGCATGCTCGTTTGGATATGGGCGCTCCTCTTTGTCTTTGTACCCGCGATCATCGTCTGATGCTTCTGGGTGTCCTTCCGGCAGCAAGTCGGTGTCATGCTTGCCGCCTTGGAAGCGACCGTTGCGAAGACAAAACAAAAGAGAATTGACGCGGGCCATAGCCCACTGTTCAGCCGATTGAACGCCAGGGCGAACCGAGCCGGGGTTCGTGTTATATGCGCCAATCCCCCGGAGATATGATTCCGCCAACATGCCAAGCGTTGCGCGCTTGGTTGGGTCGTCGCCGTGCTCTTCGTTGTGCTCTTCAACCTTGTTCTCTAATGCAGTGCGTGCGTTCTCGCTTAAATCGGAAATCGCGCGCTCCTCTTTTTTGCCTTCAAGTTTTTTGATCAGTTCCAAAATCACATCCTTCATGCGCTGCTCGCCGAGCGTACCAATCACGCCCCACTTCATCTGCGCCACAACACCGCCAACATTCGACCGGTTTGGTTCCAGATCGCCATCCTCGAACTGCGCACCATCTTCAAAGTGACGCGCTGCCCACGCTTCGCGCTCGCGTATCCAATCCAATACCGCCGTGGATTCAGAGCCGCGGCGTGCGCGACCCCAAAGATTGAACGCTTCATTCCCGCGGATGTTCCCGCCAAGTTCCCAGATTTCGGGATTGAACTCTTTGATGTTCTCGGCAAAGTCGCGGTCGAACTGTGGATACTGGCTGTTGCGAAGCGATACCTTCAGGTCGTCGCCTTCAGTTGGAAAATCAGTCGCCATCATCGCCTCCGGTTACATCTGGCTCAATCGGCATCTGTGCAGCTGCAAAAGGCTCTAATGCAAAAGTTATGCCAAACTGTTCCGCGAGTTGTTTATCGCGCGCAATCTGCGCCATTGTTTCTTCGACGTCGCGACCATATTGATTGGCAATATCCTGCATTGTTAAGACGCCGCTTTTCAGTCCAAGGATGGACGCTTCCATTTCTTTCTTCGGATCGACCCACTGCCAGCCGCGGCCACGGAACTCTGCGCCGTCAATCCACTTGTCGAACTTCTCAATCGGCAGATTAACCTTTTCGTCTGAGATTGTAGCGCGCAGCCAAGCCTCAAAAACCGGCATGATGAAGTGCCGGATCATGAAGCCTTGGAGCGCTTTATAATTATCCCGGTCTGCCAGAGCGCCCTGGCGAATTGATGAATAACTGACCGACTCCAAATCGTTCGCCAGATCGATATACGATACGTTCAACGACGATGCAATGCCCTTCAAAATTTGGCGTTCGAAGTCTGCAAAGTTGGTCGTTGGATTGTGCGGATCGAAGGCCTCAAACGAAACGCCTTCCGGCAGCTGATGCAGTGTGCCTGGCTCGAAATCGACCAGCGGCACATCATTGTCATAGTCATCCGCCGGAAAGTTCTCACCCGCGGGTGTCGTAAAGAATCCCATCTTCGACGCGCTGGCGCGCTGATTGACCAGGCTAGCTTCACGCCATCCGTTCAGCATCTTCAGCGGCGCTGCAACTGACTGCAACCACGGAACTCCTCGCGTCTGACCAGCGCGCTCTTGATCATAAATGTGAATGACCTTTTCCGCCGGAATGCGCATGCGCTTGATGTTCGATTTCTTCATAT